ACAAGTATTTACTTCTTCTATCTGTTCATCTATCCTAAGAGAATTAATTTCTCTCTGCATAGCTTTATAGATTTTTTCTTTCTCTGAAAAATCAGAATTTTTTTTCTTTATCGTTAGTTTTAGATACCGCTCCATTGCCATAACATTAAAGGAGTTTCTAACCCTGTCATAGTAATAGGATCCATAGCTTTCACTTACAATATAATCCACTACAGGAGCTATATCATCCTCTGTTAATCCTGCTACCATATTTGTCTACCTCGCTGAGGAGGCTACTTTGCCTCCTCGTTTACTAAGTCATGTTAGGAGATAGCTTTGTAAGCCTTGCTACAATCTCAGTAACCAGCTCATCCGCTGTAGCCTTAACATCTCTCTCACTACCCATCTGAGCATTAGGAAATGTAATATCTCCAATATTGATACTCCAGTTACCGCTCTTACTGTTTCCAGTATCTCCGCCCTGTACGGTCTGTACCTGCGTATTACTGCTATCTCCAGAGCTATCCCTGTCAAGTGGAGTAACATCTTTTAACTGTACTCCTCTGGTACTCATCTGCCTCTCGTATTGATCGGCTTGATTTCTAGTAAGTACCTTTTCTCCTGCGTGTAAGATTGCTGGGTAGTTATCGTAAGGTACACGATCCTTACCATAAGCAAAGCCTAAGGCTCCCTTTACTTTATCCACTCCAGATCCTACAAAGTCCTTAGCCTTGCTAATTGCTCCACCGATTTTATCAACAAAACCACTGATAAGATCAATAGCTCCGCTAATGGTATCTGTTACCGCTCCAATAGCCGTAGATACAGCATCCTTAATACCTCCAAAGATACTAGATACCGCATCAAATAAGCCTTGAAATACACTCTTAATGGTTTCTACGATAGTTGTAATCGTAGAGCTTGCACTGTCGAAAAATCCACAAATACTCTCCCAGATCTGAGAGATGTATGGAGCTAAGAAATTGAATACTGTTTCAATTCCTGTAAGTAGCCCATCCACCACCGTAAGGATCACATCTACTACTGCACTGATTATAGGGGCTAAGGTCTGCCATACAGTAGATACTACTGTTACTACTACAGATACAATAGTCTGGAATAATCCCATATGATTACCGATTACTGTAAGTACTTGCTGGATCACATTTCCCACAAAAGTAAAAATAGAGCTCAATGTAGGCATAATAGCTACAATCGCACCTACCACTACTGTAATGATCTGTTGGATCACTGGCATAGCTGTTACGATGATATTAGTAATAGTCTGGATCACTGGCACAATATAAGGGATGATCTGAGATACACCACTCATAATCGTACTAATTACCTGCCCTACTACAGGAGCTATCTGTTGTACCGCTGAGATAATCGGAGGGATGATAGGTAAGATCGTATTGATCGCCTGTACTATTCCATCCTTAAGCCCAGAGAACATACTAGCAATACCGCCACCGTCTACCTTTACATTAAAAAGCTGATCGAAAATAGCTTGTAATGCTCCAGTATCAATACCGATATTACCCAGCCCTGTAAAGATTGCATCCTTGATAGATGTAAGGAGTGGTAATACATTTTCCTTAATCTGAGGAGCTACCTTTTCTACCGCTGTTCCTATTGCTGTAGGCAAGTTGCTAAAAATCGTCTGGAGCATCGGTATAAAGTTACCAAAGAAAAAGGTACTTGCACTCTCTACCAATTCTCCCATATTCTTAGCTACAGCCTTACCATCCCCTACAGATAAATTACCTAACAAGTTTTTAGCTGAGGCTTTCATCATAGCAAAAGCTCCGCTAAAGGTTTCACTTGCCTCCATTGCTGTAGTTCCTGCTACGCCTAAGTTTTCCTGTATAGCGTGGATAGCGTTATACACATCTGATAAGTTATCAATATTGTATTTAACGCCTGTAAGCTGTTGAGCATCATTAAGGAGCCTTTGCATCTCCTCTTTTGTACCACCATAACCCAGCTTAAGGTTATCTAGCATCGTGTAATTTTGCTTTGCAAAGCCTTGATAAGCGTTCTGGATGGATCCCATATCAGTACCCATCTTATTAGCATTATCAGCCATATCTACCATAGCTGTATTTGCTACCTCAGCGGATTTAGCGGTATCTCCTCCTAATGAGGATAAAAGTGAGGCACTAAAGCTAGTTACCTGCTCCATGTAATCATTTGCTGATATTCCTACTGTCTGATAGGCTTTATTAGCGTTCTCTATTACCTTATCTGCATCGCCCTTAAAAAGAGTTTGTACACCTCCTGTACTTTGCTGGAGCTTTGCCCCCTCATTAAGAGCACCGCCTAATACAGCTCCTCCAGCTACCGATACAGCCACAGTAACACCCTTAGCAAGGCTCTTTAGCTTGTCCTTGATGGATCCCAGTACCTTACTAGCCCCATCTTTCACAGCTACCATAGGCTTAGATATCATTTTTCCTACATCTTTCAATGAGGATTTAATAGATCCTAACACCTTTGTAGCTCCGTCTTTGAGCTTTACAAACGGAGTAAATACTTTACTTACCGCCTTAAGTCCGCTCTTTACCTTACTAAGTACCTTTGTAGCCCCATCCTTAGCCTTTATAACAGGCGTGGCTACGATTTTCTTTACAGTAGCAAGAGCTACTCTAACCTTATTGATCCCAGCGGTGGCACCGTCTTTTATTCTTACTACAGCGGATACCGCTTTAGATCCTAGCCCCCCTAATGTATTTTTGATTTTAGAAATGCCTTGTGTTGCAAGATCTCTGATCCTTACGATCGGAGTATATGTGGTAGCAATTTCCTTAAGTCTCTGCTTGATCTTACCTACAGTAGGAGATACCATATCCTTTAAGTGGATAATTGGAGATACTGCTGTTTTCTTGATCTCTTTGATTTTTTCTACAATCTCATCAACCTTTTTACTAGCCTCATCCTGTACCTCTGCCTTAGTAAGAGCTTTCTGCTGTGATAAGTTATCAATATTTTCCCTAACGCTGTTAAGCACTTCTGTAGCCTTATCGTGTGCTGTGATAACTGGATCCGCTTTTTGCTTTCCCAGCTTTGAGATACTACTACTTGTATCGTTTATCTGCTGTGAATAGCTTTTCTGCAATTCCATATTTTTCTTAAGGGTAGCATACATATTATCTTTTAAATAAAGTTTTGCACCAAACTCTACCGCCATTTCTAAACACCTCCTTTTCTTTGAAATTTAATAAGGCGTATAGCCCCTATACTGCTATACGCCCTGTTTTATAATCTTCTTTTATTCTGTTTGCTAACTTTCTCAGCTCCGCCCCTCTTTTCTGAGGTGGTAACTCATAGATCTTTTTTACCTCCTCATCGTAATAAAAGAGGAATGATCCTACTACTCCCTCTGTAAGATCTACCAGATCTAAGCGGAGCTCCTTATATTCCAGATCATTTATACCGTCCATAGTTTTTAGTCTCTCTAATTTTTACCAGCCCTGCAAGATACTCGTCATGACTCATTAAATCATCATTTGATTTAACGCTTTCTCCTACCTCTTCTGCTCTACTTACTTTCTGCACTGGAGGAGGTGTAATACCTAAGGCTCTTAATGTCTCTGGATCTGCACTAAGGAGCTCCTCTCTCTTAGTTCTTAATCTCTCAGCCTCAATGAGCTCTTTATTATCTGTTTCCCAATCTTCCTTAAGTTTTTCATATTTACGAAGTCTTTTTGTAGCCTCGCTAAGGTTATCTCTCGCTGTCTTATATTCTTCTGACCACAGATAGTTAGATAACTCTCTACTAATCCACTCGCCCCTAGATCTCTCAGAAAAATAACCTCTATCTACCAGATCATCAAACTGTTTATTAAGTTTTACTCTGTAGCTATTCTGTAAATTTTCTGGCACATCTTTATATTTTGCAATATCACTATTTGCTTTTGCAATTTCTCTAATAAAATCGCCGTATGTATGAGGCTCTTTTCTTCTTTCCCCCTCAACCTGTGCAATAATACGCTCCCTGTGTGCCTCCAACTTAGTAGTAAGTCCTTTAAAAGCTGTATCATTCATCCACTGAGCCATACTACCTGGGGCAATTCCAGAGGCTCTATCTGCCTCGTACCTTTTTCTCAATTTGTAATCTTCTGGATGTTCCATTTTTTTACCTGCCTTTCTGTAATAAATAGTTTCCGCAACTAGAGGCGGTTATCATCATACTAGGTCTACCTCTTTTACCTGTCTGGGGATACTCAGCTATCAGATCTCCACGCTTTATCATGTTTGTAACTGTCCGCCTTGTCACTCCCAGCATATCCATAACTACCTCTACTGATAATAGCTCCATACTTTCCACCTCCTGCTCTCATAAGTAAGGGCACATTTTAAGGAAAAATATGCATATTTTATGGAAAAT